TCAGATACCCAAGAATAGCAAGGACTGACTCGCTTTCGGTCATGTAGACAACCCCCGAGTAGGTGGTCGTTGTGGCAAGGTAACTAGTCTTGCCATAAATCATGGGGAACTCTGGGTCAACAAAGCCGATGAAGCGACCGCCGTTTTCAGACTCAAAGCAAGAGCCATGAAGTCCAATAAAGGATTGTTGCTTGGTGATGACGACAGGCTTTCCGTCGATGATGTTGGTGATGTAGTCGGCAGCGTTCTTGATATCGACTAATGGGCCAATAGCCTCTTGCGTGTAATCTGGCTCGCCAGCAATAGCACTAGCACCAAACGCCTCAACGTTTACAAAGAAATTGGGGTGCGAAGTGATTGGCGAAGTCGTCAGGCCGTTAGCCCCAGAGGTGTTTGCGTTTGTGATTAAGCCTTCATTGAATACCGGGTCGATACCAACGTAGTCCACCGTGATCGTGCAGATGTCTAGGGCGTCCCAACTGATGCGCCACTTGTCGAGTTTAAGGTATGCATAAGCCTCGTCTGGGTGGTCCGAGCCCTTTACGAGGAACGCGTCAATGTCCGTGGTCGTGTCGCCCTTAAAGACAGAGGTCGAGGTGTTCAGTCCAAAGCCGTCAGCGATGACAGTCCAACCGGGCTGAAGGATGGGGGTGACGAGGTCGTCGCCTGTTATTACAAGTGCCATAAATTAGAGTCCGTAAGGGGTAGCCCTGTAGGGTGATTTTGTGAAGTCAGCTGGGACGCCGCCACCGTTCCCGCTGCTAGTGCTAATGGTTTCAAGGATAGCGGTCTGCTTGCGGGCTTCCTCGAGCTGCATGGTCATCGCCTCGATGACAGGGTTAGCGCCGACGCCGACGATATTGCCGAAGCCTTCGGGGGGCTTGAAGGAGGTGGGTCCGGTGGGGACTTTGGGTCCATCGTTTTGAGCAGTGCCATTAGGATATTTCAATCTAGCAACAGCGTCTTGAACGTCCTTTTCTTTAGACATGGCTTCGGCAGAGTTAGCGTCAAGGCCAGTGCGAATACGAAAGCCACGGAAGCCGCCAATTTCGTCAGCGATTTTGTTACGCATACCGTCTCTCTTCAGTTCCTCTTCGGTTTCTTTTTCGCGGGCTTTCTTAGCCATCTCCTGTTCCTTGGCGTCGTCTTCTCTTGCCCTGCGATCTCGAGCAAGGTTGACAGTCGCTGGGTCTAGGTACTTTGACTCGCCTTTGACGGCAAAGTCGTACGCCTCTTTGGCTTCCTGTTTAGCCTTTGCGATGGCAGCACTAATGAATGAGATAGCCGTCTGAAGGATAATCACTGGAGCGATAAAGCCCAAGGCGATGTCCTTAAAAGCGGTGCTAAACTTTTTCCCGATGGAGTCTAATTGATTTTGGAAGCTAGTCGTGGCGGCCTTGGCCTTGTCCATAGCCTGGGGAACGTCCGAGGTCGTCTTAATGTTTACTTCTAGGGATTGGGCCATGTTAGTCGGTCTTCTCCTTTGCCAAAGTGGAAGCAATCTTGGCCCGATGGGCCTCCATAAAGGCCTCTTCCTCTGGGGTCATAATCTTGACCTCGGCTCCCTTGCGAATGGCTAGTGCTGAGTTAAGCCAGATGGCCTGACACTCCGGCATCTCCCAAGCCCGCTGCTCTGGGATGCCCGACGCAATCAGGTTGGTGACGATAGCCAGTGGCCACGGCAAACCGTTGTCGCCCCCGCTCTTGCTCTTGTCCTGCTCCCAGAACTTCGGCCAGTCGTGGACGAGGACGTAGTTGGCATAGGCCTTGAGCAAAGCCTCGAACTTAGCAGGATTACGGTTGAGGCTTAGGATGCGTAACTTGTCTACCCAGCCAATCTGTCCAAGGGGTTCTTCGGCGCATACCTGACAAGCAAAGACAAGGTCGGCGGGAGTGATGCCGCGGTCGCCCGTGATCAGCGGGGAGTTAAAGGCCATCAGTCGCACCCGGTACTTGAGGCACCAAGGATAAAGCGAACGGCCCAGCAACTTGAAGGGAGCCGGGTCGATGTAGGCGTTTAGGAAGCGAGGGTCCACGCCGTGACTATGCCCCTACCGGGGGCTGGGTCAATTAGGCTTCTTCTTCGGCAGCGTTAGGGACGCCTTCGTAGGAAACAGCCGTAATCGAAACAGAAGTGAAATCCTTGTTTGAGCCCTTCTGGGAAATAGCCGTGATGTTTCCAGCAAAGTTTACACTAGCCGTGCCTGGGTCACTGTAGCTTGTGTCCACGTTTAGAGTAAAATTAAGAGCAGCCCCAAGAGTAGGCATACTAGAAGTAATGCAAATGCCGTCAAAAGTCATCTCGGTTTTGCGGTCGTCGTAGCGGGCCGTCTTGGTCAACCCAGCCTCGTCAGCTACTAAGCCTGAAAGGTTAAACGAAGCGTTCACAGAGTAAGACTGCACGAAAAGTTCGCCAAATTGGGTGTCTGTGATACCGAAGATGCAAGTGGTTCCGGTTGAGATTGCTGCGCACATGGTTACTTTTGCAAGGGTTGGAAACCTTACGGGGCGAGACAGGTCATGACCGAGAAGGCAAAGGAGGTCGCCCAGCTGCGTTCGTCAATCCCCTCGTCCTCGGAAACGATGCTAACGTCGTAGCAAGTCGCGTCCCCGCCAGAGACAAAGGCGGCCTTAATGCTGACTAGGTCACGCATATTACCGACCAGGGCGGCACACCGGGTGCGGTGATCGGCTAGGGTCGTATCGTCGGCGTTAGAGAACAGGGTGATGCGGACCGAGCAATCGTAGTTCCCCTCGCCTTCGGGGAGGCTGGCAGGGGGTCGGGCAGAGTCGCAAAGGACGACGGCCTTGGGCAGGGTCTGCGTCGCGGCGTTGTCTCCCGTGAGGAAGGACACCGTGGTAAGCCCAGTCTGGGTCGAGAGGTAGGTCGCGAGCGTAGACTCGACGATGTGACGGATGGAGGCGGGCATGGTTATTTGCTGTTAAACTTGGCGATGTCCTTTTGGACTAGGGTTTGGATTTTAGCGGGCATCTGCTTGACGCGGTTGCCGTAGACTAGGCCGAGGACGCCTGCTTGGTCGGCGATGCCGTTGGCGTTCCCGTTAAGGTTTCGGACTGTGACGTTGGCAGTCTTGTCAGTAAAGGAGGTTTGGCTAACGCCTAGAACCGTACTGTGAGTAGTAATCCAGGCGGCACCGCGGAGGGCTGCCCCTGCGTTCTTCTCGACTCCGTTAATGACCGGGCGGGGAAGGGATAGCAGGGCCTTGTACCAGCCCGACTTGATGGCACCGACAGTCTCTTGGCGTTTCTCGATGTAGGTCGTCAGGTCGCCCTTACGCTGGACTACTCGCTTATCGTAATATCTAACCCCGCTCACGTTTATGCCGTTCTGCCAAAGGCGTCCATTGTTGCGCTGATAGATGGGCCTATAGGCCGCGTCGATATCGGAGGCGTTTTCAATTGGAGCGCCAGAAGCGTTTAACGCGTTAGCGGACACTCGTGTGCCGATGCGGTTAAAGTAGTTTTTAGCCCGCTTGAAACCTTGGTCTGTCCCGAAGCCCTTGTATTGAGTGGAGAGCATACGGGCCACAAAGGAGTTAGCTGAGAGGATAGAGGACTCACTCGAGGCCACCTTCCAGAACAGTCCCTGGTTGTTGTTCAGGGCTAACGAGCCGAGGCGTTTAATGACTCGTGCCGCTTGAGTGCCAGCACTCCCACCTGTTAAAGGCTCAAACACTTTGTAAACGTCTCGTTCAATGGCACGGTCCCCCGAACGCTTGGCACCGTATGTTAAGCCGCCGCCTCCACCCTTAAGCAGCGGAGGGGTGAAGGTCGCGGCGTCCTGACAGGCTAAGGCCGCTTGCTCGAGCGTCGCGTCACGAAGGGTTTGCTTGGAGGCCTGAGCGAACCTGTTGATGGCCGCCTCAAAGGCCGCTAGGCTTGCCGGCTGTAGAGTGACCTTGACCACGGCGCTTACTGGTTGTCGTCGATGACGAGGAGCGTGATCCAAGCCGAAGCGGGCTTGTGAGTCTGAGTCGTGATGCGGACGGTCTTACCGCCAGCGACGATTTTCTTCCCTTGGCCTAGGGAGGCGATGGGGACACCAGCCGAGAGCAGGGCCGCCGATGACCCATTAGACCCGTCTGGAAGGGTCCAGGAGGCTGTTACAGCGGGCACCCTTACCGTGTACTGGGTCTTCTCTACATACCCCCCTGCTTCGAGGACGGTCTGGACGGCAGGGTCAGAGATGAGGCATTGAAAGGTGATGGCCCCAGAGTTGGCAGAACCAGCCACGCCGAAGTCGGCAATCATCTCCTTAGCGTCGTCCAAGAACTCGGTCCCGTATAGGCTCATACTGTTGCGACAGTTGGCAATAGGGTAAAACAAAAGACCCCCAAGGGGTTAGCCAAGGGGGTCTCGTTTAGGCGGCTAGAGCCGCGTCGCTTACGCGCTCAGGAGGCGACGGAGGCTGGTGGCCCGACCGACAGCAACACCGAACAATAACGTGGCAGTGATGTTGTAGAAGCCGCTTTGCTCCTGGAGGATCATGACCTGGACCGAGAGACCCGTTGCTGGGTCGGTGGCCGAGGCCACATCAGCACCCGGGATTTCATTGAAGGGGAGGGCAGTCGCGCAAGCGATAGCGTCGGCACCGCACAAAAATCCAGAAAGGTTCTCG